CATTAAGAAAAAAATTCTTAAGGCACAAGAACTCATTCTTAATCTTCTCAAAGAACGTGCGGAAACAGGTCGCATCTATATTATGAATATAGATCATTGTAACACTCATAGTTCTTTTAAGGATCAGATTACAATGTCAAATTTGTGCCAGGAAATAACTTTGCCGGTTGTTCCTCTTCAACATATTGATGACGACGGACCAGAAGAAATCGCAACTTGTATTTTGAGTGCATTGAATGTTGGTAAAATTAAGTCAGACGAAGAACTTGAGGAACTTTGTGATCTTGTTGTAAGAGGACTCGAAGAATTGATTGATTATCAACATTATCCAGTCAAGGCAGCTGAAAACTTTACAAAACGTCGTAGAGCATTAGGTGTAGGGTTTATTGGTCTTGCACATTATCTTGCCAAACTGGGATTTAAATATGACTCACAGGAGGCATGGGATGCAGTTCACGGGCTTTCAGAATCCTTTCAATACTTTTTATTAAAGTCTTCAAATCAAATTGCAAAAGAAAAAGGATATTGTGAGTCTTTTGGACGTACCAAGTATTCTCAGGGACTACTTCCGATTGATACTTATAAAAAAGATGTAGATGAGATTTCCAACATTCCTCTTCAGCACGATTGGAAGGCACTGCGAGCATCCATATCACAATATGGGTTAAGACACTCCACACTCTCGGCACAGATGCCCTCAGAGAGCAGTTCTGTGGTCTCTAATGCAACTAACGGCATTGAACCTCCTCGTGGATATTTGTCGGTAAAGAAATCCAAAAAAGGCCCTTTGAAACAAATTGTTCCACAATATAGTACTCTCAAAAATAATTATACCTTACTTTGGGATATGAAATCTAATCATGGATATATTAATGTTGTTGCAATAATGCAAAAGTTTTTCGATCAGGCAATATCAGGAAATTGGTCTTATAACCCAGAGAATTATTCAGATAACGAAGTTCCTGTTTCTGTAATGGCAAATGACTTTCTAACTACATATAAGTATGGGTGGAAGACATCATATTATCAAAATACTTATGATATTAAAACTGATGAAGTTGAGGTGTCGAAACCCACTTTGGATGAATTGGTTGAAGAATTAAGTAAAGTAGAGGAGGGAGAGTGTGAATCTTGTGCAGTTTAAAATTCTTAATCAAAAAGAACAACAAACGCAAGTAAGAGGCATGACTGTTTTTAATACGGATCAGGTCAATACAAAAAAGCAACCAATGTTCTTTGGAAAACCTTTGGGAGTTCAAAGGTATGATTCATATAAGTATCCCGTTTTTGAGAAACTTACCACACAGCAACTTGGATATTTCTGGAGACCTGAAGAGATATCACTTCAGAAAGATCGTGGAGATTATCAAACTCTCCGCCCAGAACAAAAACACATTTATACTTCAAATCTGAAGTATCAGATTATGTTAGATAGTGTTCAAGGAAGAGGGCCTGGTATGGCATTTTTACCATACTGCTCACTTCCAGAACTTGAGGCATGTATGACTGTGTGGGAATTTATGGAGATGATTCATAGTCGATCCTATACTTATATTATCAAAAATGTTTATTCAGATCCTTCTGAAGTGTTTGATACTATTGTTGTTGATGAACGTATTTTGGAACGCGCCAAAAGCGTTACAGAATCTTATGATGACTTTATTCATACAGCACAGAGTTATGGAACATCCAATCAATGGATGTATCAACTTGAAGATGTACCATTAGCAAAAGAAACAAGAAATGATGTCAAAAGAAAGTTGTACAGAGCAGTTGCAAATGTTAACATTCTTGAGGGTATTCGGTTTTACGTTAGTTTTGCTTGCAGTTTCGCCTTTGGCGAACTTAAGCTTATGGAAGGATCCGCTAAAATCATTAGTCTCATCGCAAGAGACGAAAACCAACATTTAGCAATCACTCAAAATATCTTAAATAAGTGGAAAGAGAATGATGATTTAGAAATGAAACAGATTATGAAAGAAGAAGAAGAGTGGACTTATAAAATGTTTAATCGTGCGGTAAATGAAGAAAAGAGATGGGCAGATTATCTGTTCAAGGATGGTAGTATGATTGGACTTAATGATAAACTTCTTCAACAATATGTTGAATGGATAGCAAATCGTAGGTTGAAAGCAATTGGATTAAAGACACAGTATGATATTTCGGCAAGCAATAATCCACTTCCTTGGACTTCTCATTGGATTAATTCTAGAGGAGTTCAAGTTGCACCCCAGGAAACGGAAATTACCAGTTATTTGATTGGTGGAATTAATCAAGATATGAAACCTAATGCATTTAGTGGATTTAAATTGTAATAATACAATTAAAACTTATAGGTAGAGGAGGTAACCCCTCCTCTTTTTTTTTATGATTCACATTACAGATGTTTTTTCATAAATATCTAAATCATGTTTTAGATTATATTGATGAATTGCGATTACGATAATCCATGGTATTGCAATGGGGAACCTTTTGAATCTAAAGATATTGAAGACTATTTTGGGTTTGTTTATTTGATAGAAAATAAATTAAACGGTCGGAAATATATTGGGAGAAAATATCTGTGGCAGTTTAGAACTCCAAAAGGAAAAAAAAGAAAAGTAAAATTAGAATCAGATTGGAAAAACTATTATGGATCCTGCCCAGAACTTAAAGAAGATATTGTTAAATTTGGCAAACAGAATTTCACAAGAACCATCTTATCCTTACACAAAACAAAAGGAAGAACAAACTACGAAGAGACCAGGCAACTTTTTATCAACAATGTCCTCACAGAATCTCTTGACACCGGAGAACCAAAGTGGTACAATTCAAATGTTCTCTCGAGATACTTTAGAAAAGACTACTATGAAAGTAAAGACTGAAGATATTGTTTGTTATGTAAGAGAATGGTCACTTAAAAGAGTGGCAGACAAAACTATCTCAGAAGAGGATTCTCTTGCTCTTATTTCTGAGTTTTATGAATGGATTGAACCAGAGGGTGATCATTTGGAGATTTCCTATTTTGAAGAGGAATCTTGACAAACTCTAAATAATAAAATATAATGTTTAAGCAATCTTTAAAAAGATTGTTTTTTTATTATGAGATTTTGAGTGACAACTCTTAGAGCCGTGGAAGATGCCCTTCGGGAGTTGGGTGTACCCCTCTTCTATACGGATGCCGAATTCTATTAATTTTAATGCTACTATTAACAATTACTGCCCTAACAGTCTCAACTGCGTTTCAGTCACCACTACTTATACCAGTGAGTGTTCCACCAGTTCCTGAGAAAGAAAGTTTAGAACTTACAATTCAAGACTTTTCAAATCAGAAAGACACCAAAGAATCAAAGGTCGAAAAACTAGAGAAGATTTGGAAATGTAAAGGGTGTAATCATACCGAAACTTATACTTTGAGTTACTTACAAAAACAAGGAATCAAAGATAAGAATGCTCTTGCCACCATTATGGGCAATATCAAACAGGAATCAGATTTTGTTCCTAATATCTGTGAGGGTGGGGCAAGAGTTTCCTACCAATCCTGTGGAAGCGGTGGATACGGATTGATTCAGTGGACGGATTCCACTCGATTTAATGGTTTAGGAAGACATGCTGCTCGTGTAGGTTCCAGTGCTTCTTCACTTGATACTCAACTTAACTATATGTTAAATGAAAGTGATTGGAAAATGATTGAACCAAGAATGAAAAATCCTGGTAAATCTATCGATCAATATATGTACTATGCAAGTAAGTGGATACGTTGGGGTCATCACGGAGCAAGAACTAATTTTGCATATAACTATGCAAAGAAATTGGTTCTTTCTGATGTCTAACTGAATATACAAAGGAGGTTTTATACCTCCTTTTTTATAAATAACTAAAAAGTATTTGTAAAAATGAACACACAAGACTATCGCAATCTTCAAGAAGCATATATGGAAGTTTATGAACAGGAAAAAGGTAGAGGTCCTAGAATATCAGATTTTTATGATTTGCAGGATAATAATCCAGCTGAGTCTGGTGGACCTAAAGGTGGTGGAACAATAAAGGGGCCAAAAAGAAAAAATGTTATAAGAAAAGAAGAAGTAGACATTTATGACATCATCCTCTCACACCTTCTTGATGAAGGATATGCAGAAACACCAGAAGCAGCAGAAGTCATTATGGTGAATATGAGTGAAGAGTGGAAGCAAAGTATTATTACAGAAGTAAGCAAGGCTGAGTTTGATGCTGGTATGAAAGCGGCAGCAATACAAATGTCCCGTGAGCGCCCTACATATACACCAACACCAGACCAGCTAGATCATTTTGGTCAACTTAATAAAAACAAAAAACCATTACCACCAGACAAACGAAAACCAGGGGGGATTTATGCGGATCCGCCAATAAATACTCGAAAAGGATCTGATCCTTATCAAAATTTATCCGTAGGAGTTCCTATCGCAGGACTTAACTAAAAAAAGAGTGTTTAATTTCAATTTTGGCAAAAAGAAACCAGATATAAAACAATATGCAATAATTGCAATAACACTATCAGTTATAACTGCAACACTTTCTCAATGTACTGGTATATCTCAAAATAATCTTTGGGATATACTGGATGAAATTCAAAGAAAATATTTTCCACAAACTATATTGAATGAGTTTATTATACAAGATGATGAGAAATTGAAAAGAAGAATTGATAGAGATGTGAATAGAGCAATCGATGATATAACACCAGAGTATAATCGAATTATTTCTGATGATGATAAAAAATTTCAACCCAGATACTCCGAAAAACCAGTAGATACTTCTGTGTGCTATACTGATGAATGTAAAGCACTTGGAGGTGAAATGAGAATCTGTGCTCCTTGGGTCGACTCGTGCCCTAAAGAATGATATACTGAGTTTATGGGCACGTAGCATAATGGATAATGCATCAACCTTCTAAGTTGTCGATTGCTGGTTCGACCCCAGCCGTGCCTGCTTAAGGAAGGATCTTGGAATAAGATACGTCTTTGGAGTTGGGAAAAAATCAAGGCAGAACTGGACAAATGCGATATGCTTTGTGCTAACTGTCACCGCGAACTCCTTACAAGTGGTAAGTCTCTGGTTCGAATCCAGCCTGAGTCGTTCGGGCATTAGCGCAGTTTGGTAGCGCGTCCCGTTTGGGGCGGGAAGGTCAAAGGTTCAAATCCTTTATGCCCGACTTAGAGACATATGAGGAGAATAGCACCGATGGTCGGTAAATCGTCTTGAAAACGATGCCAGATGAAAGTCTGATAGTTCGATTCTATTATTCTCCGTTTGACATCATAAAAAATATTTGCTACTATATAAAGAGTTGAAGAGATTGGAAAGTCTGATGAGTTGCACGAGAGTTCGAATCTCTCCAGATCCATTACTTGGGTCTGCTCTGGAATCGACAGTTCATCAAGGTTCTAATTGTTGACGCAACAAACAAACAAACGCAAACAACATTGTTGCATTCACTCGTCAACCAGTATTGGTTTGACTCTAAAAGAGTGAAAGGGGTTATAAGTTTCCTTTTTACCCAAAACTTACAAGAAGGTGTAATGCCTTCTATTTTTTTACCCTATAAGCATTGTGGTGATGCAGCAGTTTTGTAAACTGCAGAGATTGGTTCAATTCCGATATAGGGTTCTTGACTTTCACAAACAAAAATCCTATAATCATAAGTGCGGATGTAATTCAGTGGTAGAATGGCTGGTTTCCAACCAGCTCGCCGCCCGTTCGAATCGGGTCATCCGCTTGTATAAATAATCAAAAAAGTATAATGGAACGACTATATAAACTTTTAAGTGATGCTCAATCGTCACTTTTTGTTTTATTTCATAAAACTTGGGCATATCATTGGAATGTAGTTGGAAGTGATTTTACTCAACTTCATCAATTATTTGGTGAAGAGTATAATACTATGTTTGAAGAAATTGACAGAATTTCAGAACATATGAGATACTTAAATATTAAACCTTTAAGTTCTCTTTCAAGAATGCTTGAAGTTACTCAAATACAAGAGTCACCAAGTTCAACAGGAGCAACTGAAATGCTTCAAGAACTTCTTAATGATAATATTAAGTTTTGTGAATTGATGAAAGAAATTTCAGAAGAATCTGAAGAACAAAAGCAATATGCAACTGCTAATCTAGTTCAAGACTTAATGGAATCTCATGGAAAATTTGTCTGGCAATTAAAATCTCATTTACAATAAATGGAGTATGAACAATGATATCAATTAGATGTAAATCCTGTAACAAAGAACTTACAGGAAATTCGACAAGAACTGTAAGTTGTGGATGTCCAAATATGGCAACAATTACAGGGGATAAAATTTCTGCGGTTGATTTGAAACAAGTGGTTATGCTCAACGTAATCAAACAAACACCAAAAACAAATGTTCTGAAACCAGAAGATCTTGTTTTTCAAGAGGAAAGACGAAATCGTAAAGTTCGTAAATTGGAATTTGAGGTTCGATGAGATGTTATGAAATTCTCATAATCTTAAAAACAATAAAAATATAATATATTATTAACCTTTTTTTCAAAAATCTATGAATTCTCACGATTATGATAATTGGGTAAAGATAAAGAAAACTCTTGAATCTTTAAATAATACTAACAATTTTTTTTATAAAAGAGCTTGTGAAATTGTGCAGACTAAAAAAGATCCCCTATCAAAATATCTTGGGGATGACAAAAAAAGCACTTGACTTTCAAATTTTTTTGTATTATACTTATAGAGCAATCAATCAAGGTAATGTCTTTAGTTTCAAAATTTAAAAAGGATATCGACACTCTTCGTTCTGCTGCAAAGGGTGAGTTTTATTTAGATGTAAAAAATCCAAAACTTTATAAAAAAGTAAATCGTTATTATCGAAATGAGGGAGTAGTATTTTCTGACGATCCTCTTGATAATTATGATATTCTGATTGAGTGTATCTTACAAGATCTTGAGACTGTGGGGGTTGTATGACAAAAGTTCTTCTTGAGCGTGAGGGATACCGATTTGTAGAAAAAGGTATCATTGAATTGAATGGTCTTCCAGATTATAGATTACAAAAACAAGATCATTACACGAAACGATGGAATGATATTTATTTGTTTGATAATGGAATGCAGTGTTGTACTGCAATGGAAGACATTGAATATGCTAAATGGTTAGATCCTGAAGGAGTTCCTTGTTATGTAAGAAAAGATGATTATGTTGAATAAAATACAGATAAATATTACAAACAAAAAATAATTTTTATGAATGATTATAAAAAAACAGCACTTGTTTTGGGTGCTGGTGGATTTATTGGAAGCCATATGGTAAAAAGACTACGATCCGAAGGTTATTGGGTTCGTGGTGTAGATCTAAAAGAACCGGAGTTTTCAAAAACAGAAGCAAATGAATTCATTCAGGGAGATCTTCGTGATCTAAATTTTGTCGAAAGAGTGATTCGATTTAAGGGATATCTGGGAAACTTTTATCATTTTGTCCCTTCTCAATACTTACAACCATTTGATGAAATCTATCAGTTTGCTGCTGATATGGGTGGTGCAGGATTTGTATTTACTGGTGAGAATGACGCAGACATCATGCATAATTCTTGTACTATCAATTTAAATGTACTTGAATCCGTACGTCAGTTTAATGACTTCAAAGATCTAAATATTACCAAGATTTTTTATTCTGGATCAGCATGTATGTATCCAGAACATAATCAACTTGATCCTGATAATCCAGATTGCCGTGAAGAATCCGCATATCCAGCTAATCCAGACTCTGAGTACGGTTGGGAAAAACTGTTCTCGGAACGTCTCTTCTTCGCTTATCATCGCAACTATGATATTCCTGTACGTGTTGCTCGATATCATAATATATTCGGGCCAGAAGGAACCTGGGAAGGTGGTAGAGAAAAGGCACCAGCAGCAATATGCCGTAAGGTAGCAGAACTTCCAGTCCAGGGTGGATCCATCGAGGTGTGGGGAGATGGTGTACAGACTCGTTCCTTCCTGTTCGTTGATGAATGCATCGAAGCAACCCGCAGACTAATGGATTCCGATTTTCTTGGACCTGTAAATATTGGTTCAGAGGAAATGGTTACTATCAATCAATTGGTAGATACAGTTGCAAAAGTTTCTGGTAAGACTGTTGAAAAGAATCATATTGACGGCCCACTAGGAGTTCGTGGACGCAATTCTAATAATGATGTAATTCGTAGAGAACTTGGTTGGGACTATCAACAAACTCTTGAAGAAGGTATTCGTAAGACATATGATTGGATTTATAATCAAATTTATTTCGTGAAAGGAAATATTATTCAACATCCCGTATGAAAAAAATTATTGTAACAACTACAATTAATCCCCCAACTGAGGCATTAATTAAATATTCTAAGAAAGAAGATTGGAGTTTTATTGTTATTGGGGATTTGAAAACCCCAAATGATGCTTATAAAGAAGTTGACTGCATTTACTTTTCACCTGAAGAACAAGAAAGGAAATATCCAGAACTAAGTGAAGTTATTGGATGGAAAACAATTCAACGAAGAAATATTGGATTTGTTGAAGCATATAACATGAGTGCTGATATTATTGCAACAGTTGATGACGATAACATTCCATATGAAGAGTGGGGACAAAATGTTCTGGTTGGACAAAAAGTAACTGTTGATCTATATGAACCAGAATATCATATTTTTGATCCTCTGAGTGTCACAAATGTAAATGAAGTTTGGCATCGTGGATATCCTATTGAAAATGTTCCTTATCGAAATAGAGTTCAATACAAAGGAAAAACCGAAAGAAAGGTTTTAGTTCAAGCTGATCTATGGGATGGTGACCCTGATATTGATGCTATTGCTAGGTTGTCTGTAAGACCTATCGTTAAGTTTGATGTCCAGGGTCCATATGCTGGAACTAAAATGGGAGCATTTAATAGTCAAAATACTTTCATCTCTGGAAAGCACATTAAGGACTATCTTCTTTTCCCATTTATTGGTAGAATGGATGATATCTGGGCATCATATTATTTCCAACACCTTTATCCAGATTCTGTTGTTTATAACAAAGCATCAGTGTATCAAGAAAGGAATACTCAAGATCTTGTAAAAAATCTTGAGAACGAAGTTATTGGTTATCGCAATACTCTTAACTTTGTTAATGATTTGGATAACTTTGAAAAATATTTGCCAGATCAAACTAAAAAATTTATTGAAGTTTACAAAAAACAATTTAACTAGTATGGAAAAAAAATTTGGAAACTTTCTTGATGAATTCATTAAAGAAAGAGTGGCAGATGTTCTTGAAAATCGGGAAATTCCAGAAGAACCAACTCAGTATATTGAAACTGATAATCTTGCGGAAATTGTTGAGAAACTAGTAATTCTTCATATTCGTATGTGGATGCTGGAAGACACTATGCGTGAAGCAGTGACTGACGAAGAAATAGCACTCATTAAAAAGAAATGTGATATTTGTTTTAAGGTAAAACGTCCTCGTTATGTTGAAGCAGTCAATCTTATGGTTGATAACGCAATTGAATCTGGTCGTTCTCTAAAAGAAGATTCTGTAAAACTCTATAAAGGTTGATATGAAAATATGTTTCTACACTGAAGGGCACATAGGGGATTTATTGATAACTCTCCCCTTTATAGATTTGTTAATTAAAAAATATTCAGAAAATGATTATTATCAGTTCGTTCATGGTAATATGACATTATTTGATGATAGTTTGATTACATCTGTAAATAGATTATCACCTTCTGATTCTTTGTGTGGAGACATTAATATTCCTACTTGGATGTGTAATTCTGAATACTCTGGATGGACTGTACCTCCAGAGTATATACTTGAAGATCATTTTTCAATAATGAAATTCTATTGGAAAAGAATTTACGAAAAGTATGGTTTTGACATTCAGATACCAGACAATTTGGGAATTAATTTTGAATATAATATCAGTACTGATAGTAAAAAATCAGTTTCTCTTTTTTGCCAGCCAAACAAAACAAAGATATTAGTTTTCAATCAAAAAGTAAAATCTAGTCAAACAGATAATGAAGATTGGAAAAGTTATATTGTTAGGGTTTCTAATCTATTTCCAAACGTAGATTTTTTCTATACGAATGAGGAGGACATAGATCCTAAGTTAGTATTGAACAATAACTTGTATTACACTCCAGATATTTTTGGTCAATATAAGTGCGACATATTATACAATTCATATCTAAGCACTTACTGCTCAATTATTGTTGGTAGATGCAACGGTCCATTTATGTTTGCATCTATGCATAATAATATTGTTTCTAGTAAAGATAAAACAATAATTTCTCAAATTAATAATAATTGTCATAAAGATGATTTAGAAATTTTTTATAACAGAAAAGTATACAAGGCAAAAAATATTCACTCACGAACTAGTAAGCAAACATTTGATGAATTGGAAAATCTATTATGTCAGTAAATTATAGTGAATTGCAAAGTTGTGATGACATAGATCAATCTCTTTTTGAAAAAGAGAATTGGTATTTAATGGCATGGGGAATGGGAGATGCTCTTAATGCAGTTTTGTTCTTAGAGTCTCAATCACTAACACCTTATAAAATTCTTTGTCCGCCTAGAAATCTTTCTGCCATTAAATTTATTTTAGATAACTTTGCTGACAAAAATCCTAAGTGTCAGGAAGTGGTTGTCTATCCTCTTCAGTTTGGTTATCCAATCCCTGAGGATGATGTAGTAATGTCAAAGCATGGATTTGCTCCACATACCATACATCTTGCTGAACAAATTCCAAGATTGAAAGTTGTACATGCTCCTCCAAGAGATTGGTTTTTTTATCAACGTTTGGAAACTTGTGGAATTTATCAAAGAATACTGCAATACGAAAAAGATAATAAGTCTATAGAAAATAAAACTTGTGTCTTGTTCCCCGAGAGAGGTGATAGTTATCAATTCCCAGATAATTTTTGGAATGAAATTATTAAGAAGATGAATCAAAAAGGATATGAAGTTTATGTGAATACTACTAAAAAGTCAGATGTTTATTTGAACGAAAAACTATTTGAAAATACAAAGAATCTTGACAAACCTGACATCAAAGATTTATTTGACTCTGTGGTTAAACATAAGAATCTTGTCACGATTGGTCAAAGATCAGGAATTTTTGACTTCTTAAAATATTTTGAATGTTTAAAAATTATTTTTTATTATGATATTGAAGACCCAAACATGGAAGACCCAAGTAGAGCACTTTATGAATGGTCTCATTTTGAAAATGATCTATATACAAAGAACAGTCTTGAGTTGAAATTATCTCAATACAATCCGATTGCACTTGATTTGATTATTCCATGAAGAAAAAATTTAACTTAATAGGCAATACTTTTACGCATCTCACGAACGGAAATAAAGGATATTCTGTTCATGGAAAAGAATCCAAGTATATTGAATGGGTTCAAGATGGTGGAGAAGGGACATTTTATATTGATGACACTATTAATGCTAGTATTAACGATAACTACACTGGACCAAAATATCTTTGGCTTCTTGAATCTAAGTTTATCAAACCTGGACTTGTTGAGAGTATTATTCAAAATCGTGAATTGGTTGAAAACACCTATGATATTATTTTTACTCACGATCAGAAACTTTTAGCTCTTGGTGATAAGTTTAAATGGGTTCCCGCTCAAGGATTTTGGATTAAAGAACCAAAAGTCTATGAGAAATCAAAAATGATTTCTATGATTGCATCCAATAAAAGAATGTGCGAGGGACATATTAAAAGACTTGAATGGGTAGAAAGAATTGGAGATCAAGTAGATCTTTACGGTCGTGGTTTTAATGAGATTGCAAATAAAGAAGATGGACTTTGTGATTATATGTTTTCTGTTGCAATTGAAAACGGTCAATATGAAACTTATTTCACAGAAAAACTTTTAGATTGTTTTGCTACAGGAACAATTCCCGTATATCTTGGCGCTCCTGATATTGAAAATCATTTCAATATGGATGGGATTATTGTTCTTAGTAATGAATTTAATGTTTCTGAAGACATCTATTATAGTAAACTAGATGCAATCAAAGACAATTTAGAGAGGGCAAAGAAAATGGAAATTCTTGAAGACTTTATTTACGTGAGGTATTTACAATGAGTATGTTAGGTCCTTATGCCTCTTGGAATCAAAAGACTGGATACGCAGTTTGGGATCATTCAACTGCAGAGTATACTGGAATTTTTGAAAGAATTGGTGTTGGAATTAAGGGAATCATTCACGTTGGAATGTGGGACTTTGTTGAGTATGGGTGTTATACAAAACTTGTTGGAAACAAAGTAGTTGGTGTTGAGGCGAATCCTCAAGTTTATCAAACCATGTCAAAACCAGTTGCAGATAAGTGGGGATTTAAATGTTATAATGAGTTTCTATCTGATAAAGATGGTGAGGTAAAAAACTTTTATCTTGCTGGTGAGGGATCTAGTCTGTATCAAGGACCACCCGAATGGAATAAACATACTACTATTAAAGTACAAACAAAAACTTTATTAACAGTTATTGAAGAAAATAATATTGATATTACGGAATATGATTTTTTGAATATTGATGCTGAAGGTTCTGAACTGGATATTTTAAAAGGATTTGAAAAATATTTTGAACATATTAACGTTATAGATTTAGAAACTTCATATGACGATAGAAATAATTCTGGAGCTTCTCATCAAGTAATATGTGATTGGTTGGGGGAACGTAATTTTGAAGTTAGAGAAATGTCCCCTTCATATGAAACTCAAGGATGGGGAGATTCTGTTTTTGTTAGAAACAATAGAGAACTTCCTCAGTTTGTAGACGAAAACGTTGGCACTGCAATTTACGGCAAAGATTATCTTGAACTTAATTGGGGAAAATGAAAATCTGTTTAATTAAACAACCTGCAGGTATTGGAGATGTATTCTTCTGCCAAAAAATTGCAAAGGTGATGATGCAAAATAGATACCAAGTTATTTGGCCTTTGAGGTCTGATATTACTTGGATACGTGACTATATCAGAGACATTTATTTTCCCTCAGTTGATGATGTCTTTCCAGGAAAAGAAGTTTTTGATACTGCTGCTGGATACATCATTGAGGAAAATGCAGCATTTATTAGTATTGCCACTGCTGATCTAACTCATAATGATGGTAAAACAATGAGATCAAAATACTCTATGCTTGGTATGGAATATGAAGACTGGCGAGAATATTTTAAGTTTGAAAGAAATATTGATAAAGAGAATGATTTATATTATAATGTACTTAATCTAAAAGATGATTCTGAATTTATTTTTATAAACAATCTTTACAATACTGATATAAAAAATAGTAATCTTTTTTCGGAAAATAATTTTGACCTTCCTGTTGTTGAATTAAAAATTTTAGATGGATTTACTCTTTTTGATTGGTGTAGAGTTCTTGAAAAGGCAAAGAAAATATACACTATAAACACTTCAATCAATTATATTATTGAAGTCATTAATACTTCTTATGATGAGTATGTGATCTACGCACACAACGAAAAAAATAAAACTGAAATTGACTATCTTTTTAAAAAACCACATACAATGTTATGCAAGTAGTCGAGTATAAAGGAGATCAGTATCCTTATTTTCAAAGCATCGGAAATGCATCTCAATTTGCAATTCCTTTCGCGCAACATTTTTGTATTGGAAAGGGATATGATATTGGATGTATGAAAGTTGATTGGGCTTATCCTGGATCAATTCCAATTGATCTCTCTTTTAATGATCCTTGGGATGCTAATCATCTTCCAAAAGGTCAAGTTGATTATATTTTTTCCAGTCACTGTTTAGAACACGTTCCAGATTGGGCGGGAACTCTTCTATACTGGACTGAAAAAATTTGTAGTGGTGGAACTTTGTTCCTTTATCTACCACATTACGATCAAAAGTATTGGCGTCCCTGGAACAATAGAAAACATCTTCATACGTTCGTTCCTGGTATGATAGTTGATTTTATGCAAGATAACTGTTATACTAATATCTTTAGTAGTCAAAGAGACTTAAATCATTCCTTTATTGTAGTTGGAGAAAAAATTTAATGGGCCAATTAAACGAAGCAATACAAGTCAAAAATGTTCTTGACTTTTATGAGATTAAAAATTTTGTCGAAACAGGAACAGGTGCCGCTGAAGTTGTAAGATCTGTTTGTAATGTTAATAAAACTTTAAATGTTCATACAATTGAAATTATTGAAGAGATCTATGATAAGAATAAAGTTTCTTTTTCATATCTTGAGAATGTAAATTGGCACTTAGGTCAATCATCTGATGTTCTTCCAAAAATTCTTCCTCAACTAAAAGGGAATACTTTGTTCTGGATGGACGCTCATTTTCCTGGCGTTGATTTTGGGATGGCAACTTATGGTGATGAACTTGATCTCAAAAAAAGACTTCCACTACAATCTGAACTAGAAATCATTGTAAACACTATAGATGTTAAGAATGATGTTTTTGTTATTGATGATCTTCGTATCTATGAAGATGGCCCATTTGAAAGTGGAAACTGGAGTGATCGTAAAAAGTTTGGTGGTGATGGCATAGATTTTATTGATGAACTTTTTGATGAAACTCACCACGTTGTAAAGTCTTATAATAAGCAAGGATTTATTCTCCTTTTCCCTGTTAATAAAAACATTGAAGATGAAGCAGAAAATCTTGTGGTGGGATCTGTTGCATAATGTCTAAAAAGATTCTTATTTCTACTTGGTGTACTGACGACTATGCTGAGTTACTTGGTGTAGAAAAACTTGCTAACTCAATTAAGTATTTTCATCCAGATGTCGATCACGTTATTTTTAATAGTGAAATGACTCAGAAAGTTTATGAAACGTGTTCTTGGATGAAACCCATTTGGATGATGGCTCCTACTTGCCTGCCGTTTGTAGAAGCATATGATATGGTGATTCATTTAGATGCAGATGCTGTAGTAACTGGACCAATGAATGAACTCTTTGACAGCACAGCAGATGTGCTTGGAGTTCGCAACAATAATAGTTTTAACAAAGCTGGATCTCATAATGGAATTACAATCAATCATATAGAACCTTTTGGAAATAATACACAAATACCAATTCAGGGATTTATCAATGCAGGTCTAACTGCAGCAAATCGAAAAGAGTTTTGGTATGAATGGCATAATTTAAATCAAGAAGCAGCACGCATTAAAACAGAAGTTAATCCTTGCGCTCACGGTATTGGCGACGAAAATGATACTCTGAATCAACTTTTTCATTGGGATAAGTATAACTCCGAAGTTATCGACGCAATTGGTACAAATGTTTCTTATGGAATTTCTAATTGTTGGGGTAATGATCCTAATAATCACTGGGAGAGCTGGTCGCAAATTTATGTAAAAGATGATAGATTGTACCTAGATGATCCAGTTACGGGTGAATCTATGTGTATTAAAGTTCTTCATCAGGCAGGTGGAAGCATCGCTGCTGAATTAAATAAATCCTCTGGAGGATTTAGAAATTGGTTATCATCAGTTGTCTCTAGTGAGGTTAATGATTATTTGAATGAGGTTACAAATGGATAGTTTAATTAAAAATTTCCTAAAGCAAGTATCAGAAACAGAGTCAGATCTGTTTCCATATCTTGCTAATAGTGGTAAGTTTGTCTCTGGAGAGTCTCCTGTATACTATTCTGGTCCATATTGGAATGATGATGAGATTGAAGTTATCTTAAAGTCATTTTTGAAAGGAAAGTGGCTTGCTTCAGGTGAAGAAGTTAATAAGTTTGAAAAAAAATTCTCTCAAAAATTTAACAAGAAACACTCTTTGATGGTGAACTCTGGAAGTTCTGCTAACCTGATTATGTTTGCTGCTCTGAAACAAAGATTTGGTTGGCAAGATGGAGATGAAATCATTGTATCTTGTGTTGGATTCCCCACTACAATTGCACCCATCGTTCAGTGTGGACTCAAACCAGTTTTTGTTGATATTGATTTCAAAGATTTGAACTGGGGTGTTTCTGAGATTGAGGATAAAATTACTACACGCACTCGTGGAATTATCTCATCTCCTGTTCTTGGTAATCCATATGATTACGATGAAATTTTGGATATCTGTGAAAGAAATAAAATTTATCTCATTGCGGACAATTGTGACTCTCTTGGTAGTAAGTGGAATGGAAACTATCTTACAGATAAAGCAATTACTGCATCTTGTTCTTTCTATCCAGCGCATCATATTTGCACCGGAGAAGGAGGAATGGTCTCCAGTAATGATGGCGAATTAATTAATATTGCTCATAGCCTTGCTTGGTGGGGACGTGACTGTTATTGTGTTGGAGCACAAAATCTTTTATCTTGCGGTGTCTGTGGTAAAAGATTTGATAAGTGGATCGAGAAGTATGATGGTATCATCGACCACAAATATGTTTATAGTCAGATGGGTTATAACCTAAAACCAATGGACTTTCAGGGAGCTATTGGATCAGTTCAGATTGAAAAGTTTGATGAGATTCATTATCATCGAAGAATGAATAAGACTTTAATCCAGGAGCATTTTGAAAAAATTTCTGGTATTCGAAGTGTGAATGAACTTCCAAAAGCAGAGACAAGTTGGTTTGGTGTTCCTATTATTTGTGATAGTAGAGAAACTAAGAATAAACTAACACATCATCTTGAAAGCAATAAGATTCAAACCAGAAATTATTTTGCTGGAAATATTTTGATGCACCCTGGATATAGTCATCTAGACTACTACAAAAATTATCCTAATGCTTGTAAAGTTTTAGATTTGGTTTTCTTTGTAGGTTGTTCTCCCACAATCACAGAGGATATGATTGAATATATTGGATCAGTAACTTCATCTTTCCAAAAATGAGAGTAGCAGATTACATTATCGATCAAGTCTATAAGTCTGGATGCGATCATATTTTCCTAGTGACTGGTGGTGGAGCAATGTATCTAAATGATGCTATTGCTGCTCATTCAAAGATCAAACCAATTTGCAATCATCACGAACAGGCTTGTGCTATGGGTGCTGTTGCATACGCAAAGTATACAAATAAAGTTTCTGCAGTTTGTTTAACGACTGGTTGTGGTGGAACAAATGCAATCACAGGCCTTCTTGATGCTTGGCAAGATAGTGTTCCCGTAATCTTTATTTCAGGTAATGTTAATCGACCACATATGGCTCCGGGTGGTGTAAGAAATCTTGGAGTTCAGGAGGCAAATATTATTGATATTGTGAGACCAATTACAAAATATGCTGTAGTTGTAAACGATCCAGACAGTATTGGTGAAATTATGCAAGAGGCGATTCATCAAGCAATAACATATCGTCCAGGACCAGTATGGATTGATGTTCCTATGGACGTTCAAGGTGCCTCTTGTTTCGATATCAAAGATGAGATTGAAAAGGCAGAAAGACCTTTAATTCTTGCAGGAAATGGTATTAATTGTTCTGATGCAAAGTTAACTTTTAGAGAATTTATTCACAGAACTAATATTCCTGTGGTTACTTCATACAATGGTGTTGACCTGATCGAGTCTGATGACTCTAATTTTGTCGGTAGAGTCGGTATCAAGGGAACTCGCGCAGGTAATTTTGCAATGCAGAATTGTGATTTACTTCTTGTTCTTGGATGTCGCCTTCCTGTTCCTGTTACTGGATACAATTATTCTACCTTTGCAAGAGACGCAAAAGTTATTGTCGTTGATATTGATAAAGACGAACATTCCAAAGATACTGTAAAGATTGATCGGTTTATTCATTCTGATGCAAAAGACTTTCTGCAGAGGAATATTTTTAGAAGAGAAAGAACTCTGTGGAATGAAACTTGTTTGCGTTGGAGAAGTAAGTGGCCTATTTGTCCTGAAAAAAATGTAACTGAAAAAGTAGACTTATACTATTTTATGCATTGTCTGAATAAACTTAAAAGGTATGATGATGTTGTAATTTCTGATGCTGGTTCTGCATATTATGTTTGTTCTCAAGCGACAGGAATAAAAGCATCTCAAAGATACATCACGTCTAGCGCCCAAGCGGAAATGGGATTTACTATTCCTGCTTGTATTGGTGTTGCTTTTGCAAAGGGTTATGATGTGATTGGAGTTACTGGTGATGGTTCTTTTATGATGAATCTTCAAGAGTTACAAACAATCGCACACTATAATCTCCCTGTTAAATTATTTGTTTGGAATAATGATGGATATCTTTCTATTCGAACAACTCAAAAGAAATTCTTTGAAGGTAGAGAGATTGGAACTGATGCAGAAAGTGGCGTGTCAATTCCAAATATTCGTAAGGTTGTTGAAAGTTTTGGAATTGAATATGCTTATGCTGATTCTGAAGGACTAGAAGAAGCAATCAAATACACTTTGCAATATGACGGGCCTGTGGTTTGTGAAGTCATTTGCGAAAAGTGGCAAGAAGTCGTTCCTACTCTTATGGGTAAGAAAAATGATGATGGAACCATTACGGCAAAACCTCTAGAAGATATGTATCCCTTTTTGTCTAGAGAAGAATTTTATGATAATATGGTAATTAAGCCCCTAGATTGATATGCCTGCTGATAATAAAGATAAAGTAACAATTTTAAAGTTACAAAAGCAAAAACAAAATAATGTAAAAACCGTAGGGGTCACAGCATACGATTATCCACAAGCACTGATGGCAGACAATGCAGGTGTTGATTGGGTGCTTGTTGGTGATTCTCTTGGTATGACTACTTTGGGATACAAGACAACCATTCCAGTGACAATGGATGATATGCTTCGTTCTGCCAGAGCTGTATCGCGTGGAGTTACCCGTGCGTTTATCGTTGGCGATCTTCCTTATATGTCATATCAGATCTCAAATGAAGACGCTGTTGCAAATGCTGGTGCATTTATTCAAGCAGGAATGGATGCAGTAAAAGTTGAGGGTTGTATGGTAGAGCGAATCAAAGCGATTTGTGATGCTGGTATTATGGTAATGAGTCACCTTGGATTGACTCCACACACCCGTGCTAAACTGGGTGGATATAAAGTTCAAGGTAAAACCGCAGATCAAGCAAAAGTTATCTTGGATCAAGCATTACGTCTTCAAGATGCTGGATGCTCTTTTCTTCTTCTAGAAGCTATGCCAAGAGAATCTGCTGCTATGATCGCAGAAAATTTAGATATTCCAGTTTATGGAATTGGTGCAGGTGATGAAGTAGATGGCCAACTAGTCATTATGCACGATTTGATCGGATTGTTTTGGGAGTTTAAATCTAAGTTCGTAAAGCGTTATTGTGAAGCAGGACAAATGATTCAGTCTGCTCTTACTGATTATGTCAATGAAGTTCGTGATCTGCAGTTTCCGTCTCCAGAAAATTTCTATGAGATTAAAGATGACGAACTTGAAAAGTTACTGAGTGATTCAAGTTGGAAGTATGAAAAAAGGTAAGATTCTGTTTACTGGCGGCAATGGTTTTATTGGACGCCAGATCATCCCTCTTTTGGAAGAGGAAGGTTGGGAAATCGTAAGGCCTAGGTCTCATCAAGTCAGACTAGAAATCACCAGCGAGGTTGATTCTCTTTTTAATGGTGAAAGTTATGATGCAATCATTCACGGTGCTATAATCGGAGGCCGTAGGGAGATTGATGATGGACCTAAAGTATTCTATACAAATATGAATATGTTTGAAAACGTTTTCAGACATATCAAAGATACTAAAACATTCATCAATTTAGACAGTGGAGCTTCATATGGCCGCCCAGCTCCAGTTGAAGAACCATCTCCAGAACACTTTGGTATGGTTATTCCTGCAGACAATTATGGATTTTCCAAATACTGCATTGCAAAAAGAGTTTTAAGTCATCCAAAAGGAATCAATCTTCGCATCTTCGGATGTTTTGGTCCATACGAAGAGTCAAGTAGATTCTTTCATACAAATATCAATAACTACATTAAAAAGAAAAGCATAGAAATTTTTAAAGATAGGAAAATGGATTTTATCTATGCTAATGATATATATAAGATTATTAGTTATTGTTTGCATATGGGAGAAAGAACTTTTATTCGTGATGTTAATTGTGTTTATTCTGAAAAATATTACCTAAGTGATATTGCAAATATGATTAATAATCTTTCAGATCATAAAGTTGATATTATAAAGCAAGGTAATTATAATGAATACCCATATTGTGGATACTCAAACAACATTAGTTGTATTCAGTATGATGGGATAGAAAAAGGAATCAAAGATTGTTATGAATATTTTTGTCAATGGAACCTTTGATATTCTTCATAGAGGTCATCTAGAACTCTTAAACTATGCAAAAAGTTTAGGAGACTTTTTATTAGTTGGAATTGATAGTGACGATAGAGTCAGAGAAAAGAAAGGCCTTACAAGACCAATACATAGTCAAGAAGAGAGAAAGTTCTTTTTAAAAAATTTAAAAGCAGTAGATTCGGTAGATATTTTTTCAAGTGACACAGAATTAGAATCTATGATAAAATCATTCAAACCTGATATAATGGTAGTTGGGTCTGATTGGAAAGGGAAATCTGTAATAGGATCTTACTATTCTGCGAAACTTATATTCTTTGATCGAATAGGTGATTATGCCACAACAAAAACAATTCAAAGTATTATTGATAGGGGATAGTTGCATAGATGAATACATCTATGGAACTTGTGAAAGATTAAATCCAGAAGCTCCTGTCCCCATTCTAAAATTTTCTAGAAAAGAAATTAAGAATGGAATGGCTTGGAATGTCAAACAAAATCTCCAAGCATTTGGAATCGACGTTTATATGCTTACTAACAAAGAAAAAATTACAAAGACTAGGTATATTGAAGAAAAATATAATCATCAAATTTTAAGAGTAGATGATGAGAACTTGATAAAACCATTTGATTATGAATTACCAACAGAGCATTATGATGCTCTTGTTATTTCTGATTATGATAAAGGATTTATAACAAAACAAAAACTTTTTGAACTTGTTGATTGGTTTGATGGTCCAGTTTTTATTGACAGCAAAAAGGCAGTTCTTCCAGTTGACGATGCTTTTATTAAAATTAACGAGGATGAATATAAGAGATTAAAATTTACTTCTCAAAATTTAATCATCACTAGAGGGCCAAAGGGAGCAGAATATCAAGGTAAAATATATCCAGGAGAAAAGGTAAGCGTTTTTGATGTTGTTGGGGCTGGTGACACTTTCCTTTCTGCACTAGTTTACTTTTTTCTAATTTGTGGTAAAATAGAAGAAGCAATTCCATATGCAAATAAAGCAGCGTCAATTGCTGTTTCTAATTTTGGAACATATGTATTAAAGGAGGAAGATGTCAATTTATTGTGTAGACATTGATGACACCATTTGCAAAAAACCAGATGATCTTATCGGTGACTATGATATATCAATTCCTATTCTGGAAAGAATAGAAAAAATTAATCAACTGTATGATGAAGGGCATACGATTAAATATTTTACAGCAAGAGGAATGGGTAGATATAACTCAACAACCTTAGCTCAAAAAATGTTTTATGAATTAACATACAACCAACTTAAATCTTGGAAATGTAAATTTCATCAACTCATTATGGGTAAACCCTCTGCTGACTACTACATAGATGATAAAGCAATAAAAGATTATGACTTCTTCAATTAAGTTTGTTTCTAAGGGATGGGGATTTGAGAAGTGGATTGCAAATAATCAAGATTATTGTGGTAAACTTCTTTACATTGTAAAAGGAAAGAAGTGCTCCTGGCATTATCATATTCTTAAAGATGAAACATTTTATATTCAATCTGGTAAAATCAAACTTCTTTATAGTGACGAAGATGATTTAATAAATGCTTTAGAAGTTATTCTGTGTCCTGGAGATAAATTTCACATTTATAGAGGACTAAGACATCAAATGATTGCATTACAAGATACAGAACTCTTTGAGTTTTCAACACAACATTTCGACGAAGACAGTATTAGAATTATTAAAGGAGATTAAAATGAATCGAATTTTAGATTATGAAGAACTTTCCAATAGGATTGTTAGATGGCTTGGTGATTATATCGTTCAGAATAGAGGAATTAAGTCCTTTGTTGTAGGAGTTTCTGGTGGTATTGATTCTGCAGTGGTATCTACTCTTGCAGCATCTACCGGACTTCCAACTTATATTTTGGGAATGCCTATTCACCAAAATCCAAAACAGGAAAATTTATCAGACACTCATCTTGAATGGTTGCAGACAAACTTTAATAATGTTATCGCCCAGAAGTTTGATCTAACCAAAGTCTTCGACACATTTCAATTTACAATGAGAGAGTTTGGTTCAAACAGACACGTTCTTGCAAATAGCAGATCGAGACTTCGTATGGTAACCTTGTACCAAGTTGCTGGTACGGTTGGTGGTGTGGTAGTTGGAACCGGTAATAAAGTTGAAGATTATGGGGTAGGATTTTATACTAAATATGGTGATGGTGGAGTTGATATTGCTCCCATCGCAGATCTCTACAAAACTGAAGTATGGGAACTTGGGAAGTTTTTTGGTATCGATCAAAAAATTATCGAAGCAAATCCAACTGATGGTCTTTGGGATGATGGGCGAACTGATGAAGATCAATTAGGTGCTTCTTATGCTGATCTAGAATTAGCAATGGAGACTGGGGAAGGTCCTGGTCTTGAAGTTTTGAATAAATTCAACTCCATGAATAAACATAAAATGTTAGCTATTCCTACATTCAAACTATGAAAATTGGCGTAATCGGTGCTGGCAGACTTGGTATCTGTTTTTCTCTTCTTTGTGAAGAATCTGGATATGATGTTCTTGTTTCAGATATTAAAGAAGATTATGTAAGTCAACTGAATAAAAGAAAAATTGACACAAATGAACCCGAGGTAGGTATTCTTCTTCGTAAAGCAAATAACTTTAGAGCAACTGTAAGTAACAGAGAAGTTATCGAACAGTGTGATCTAATCTATACCCTTGTTGCAACTCCATCTCTCCCTGATGGTTCTTATGATATTTCGTCTGTATGGGACGTTGTAAAAGAATTTGATGGGATCACTAACAAAAAGTATTTTGTGGTTGGATGCACTGTTAATCCTGGAGATTGTGAGAAGTTTAAAAAAGAACTTCCCAAAAACATTAAAATTTTTTATAATCCAGAGTTTATCGCACAAGGAACAATTATTAATGACTTACGCAATGCGGATATGGTGTTGCTTGGTTATGATGTTGAGGTTGGATCTGATAATCTAATTATTTCTGATATTCGTAAACTCTACGAAAGAATCCAGACTAGTAGAGCAATTGTTTGCACGATGTCAACAACCGCTGCAGAAATCACAAAAATTGCAGTTAATTGTTACCTAACCACCAAGATTAGTTATGCCAATATGCTTGGTGATGTATTAACTATGGTTGGATGTGGAGATGAAGTTACAAGCGTCCTGGGAGCGATTGGTTCTGACACTCGTGTTGGAAGACGTTATCTGAATTATGGATTGGGATATGGTGGTCCTTGTCTTCCTAGAGACAACAGGGCTTTTGCTGCATTTGCAAAAAGTCTTGGTATGACACATAATCTGGGTTTTGTTACAGACGGAATAAACAACGAACACGCAGAGTTTGTCTGTAAATTCTATGAGAATATGAATGCAAGTAAACTACCTTTTTATTTTGATTATATCACATATAAAAAAGGAACTGACATTCTAATTGAAAGTCAACAGTATCGTCTATGCACTGATCTATTAGATAGAGGACATACTGTTTATATTCATAATGATAAGAGAGTGATCGATCAAATTTATGACACTTTAGTTTCAAAATATAATGATAGGGTTAAATTTGTAGACACAAAAGAAAATATTTCTGAACCAGTTTTTATTGTGAATGTATGATAGGATATAATCGACTTGGAACAAATGGTCGTCTGGGAAATCAGATGTTCCAGTATGCAGCACTTAAAGGAATTGCTGCAAACAATAATCTTGATTGGTGTATTCCCCCAGAAGACACTCCAAACTATGCCAACTATGGACTGTTTGATGCTTTTAAACTTAAGAACTTAAAGCACACCGGTCTTATTAATGGCTCAACTCACGATGAGCCTGGATTTGACTTTGATGTAGAACTGTTTAACAATTGTCCCGATAACATTAATATTGATGGTTATCGTCAAACCGAAAAATACTTCAAAGGAATCGCATCATCAATCAGAGAGGATTTTGAATTTAAAGATGAAATTTATGAACCTTGTAAAGAGTTTATAGATCAATTTAATGGTGACATTATTCTCCTTCATATTCGTAGAGGGGATAATGTTGGTCGTTCAGATTGGTATCCAATTCCAACGATAGAGCATTATGAATATCTTTTAGATAAGCATTTCAATAATGACCGCCCAGTTCTAATATGTTCTGATGATTTAGATTGGGTAAAAGATCAGCAATTATTCAAGAGTGATCGTTTCTATCTCTCAGAAACCAGAGTCTATTATTCGCACCAAACTCTAAATGGTGCAGGTCAAATGGAAACTTCTCTAGTTCCTTATTATGACTTATGTTTAATGACACTGTGTAATGATGCAATCATCGCTAATAGTTCTTTATCCTGGTGGGGAGCTTGGTTACAATCAAATCCAGATAAAAAAGTTATCACACAAACACCTTGGTTTGGATCAAAACTTGCTTTTAATAACCTGAAAGATTTAATTCCAGAGAAATGGATCGTCGAAAAAATTCCTGAGGAAAGAATTCAGAAATGATGGACTTAACGTTTCTCATTCCAACTAGAATTGAGACCGAGGACAGATTGAGAAACATCATTTCATCAGTCTCTTATTTGTTACGACACACATCAGCAAAAGTAATTGTTAAAGAAGTTTCTGGCCGTTCAACTTTTCAGTTCATGGCTATACCAGAAATTAGTAAGTATGCTAATGTTGAGAACTTAACATATTTGTATGAGGAGAATAATGATTTCCTGTTCTGTAAAAGTAAAGTTCTAAATGATTTGATTGTTGCAGCGGATACAAAAATTGTTGCTAACTATGATGCAGATTGTATTCTGCCTATCTCTTCATATCATCAAGCATATGATGCAATCAACGATGGTCAAGCAGATGTAGTATATCCTTATGGGTGCGGCATCTACCAGTGGAGGGCTGACTATGATATGCAAATTTATGAGGAGTTTGTAAATACACTAGATACTTCTGTTCTAGATAGAAATAAAACATTATCAAACTCTACAATCGGTTGGACGCAATTTATTAATCGTCAGAAGTATATTGATTGTTATATGATGAATGAAAACTTTGTATCTTGGGGATGTGAGGATGATGAGTTTTATTATCGTATGAGCATCCTTGGTAATCGTATTGCACGAATTGATAATTATGTCTATCATTTAGAACATAGTAGAACTCATAACTCTTGGTTTAGTAATCCTAATTTTAATAACAATTGGAATTTATGGAATACAATCAAAACATTTGACAGAGAACGATTGGTAAGGTATTATGAAGGTCAGGACTATCTTAAAACACGACGAACACAATTGAAATGATAGGATTTAATGCCCTTGGGCGAATGGGACGTTTGGCAAATCAAATGTTTCAGTATGCCTCTCTTAAAGGAATTGCTAGAAATATTGAAGCGGATGTTATCATTCCCAATCACACGGAAGCAGTGAATGATGGGATTGGTAATATGCTCCGAACAGAACTCTTTGATAGTTTTGATCTAAGTGTAAATGTTGGTATTTTGAATAATGGACATTCTCCTGTAGTAAATGAAAGATTTTTTCATTTTGATGAAGAACTTTTTCGCCTCTGTCCCGATCACGTAAGTCTACAAGGTTATTTTCAATCAGAAAAATATTTTAAGCATATTGAAAGTGAAATTCGTGAGGATTTTACATTCAAAAAAGAAATTCTAAACCCCTGCAAAGAGATGATCTCCTCTGTAGATAATCCCATTGCATTGCACGTTCGTCGCACGGATTATGTTATCAATAGTGCAAATCATCCACCCTGTACTTTGGACTATTATAAAGCAGCACTAGATCATTTTGATGGTGATCGAAATGTAATTGTTTTTTCTGATGATCCTGCTTGGTGTCAAGAACAAGAATTTTTCTCTGATGATCGGTTTATGATTTCTGAGAATACAGACAATAGAGTTGATCTCTGTTTAATGTCTCTTTGTAGTGATTTTATCATTGCAAATTCTACTTTCTCTTGGTGGGCTGCATGGCTTTCCACCAATCAAAACAAAAAAGTCATTGCTCCTCTTCAGTGGTTTGGAACGGGATATACAAAAGAACACGATACAAAAGATTTGATTCTCGATGGCTGGACAAGAATTAGTGCTTGATAAAAATAAATCAGCATACAAACTCAAAGGTATTCCACGCATCTATTGGCTTAACTTAGATGCTGACGTTCAACGCCGTCAGTATATGGAGCAACAATTTGAATATTGGGAGATTGAAAATCATGTTCGTATTTCTGGATTTGATGGTAGAGAAGATGACGTGTCCTCACACCTCAAAGGAAGAATTCCAGATAACGTGACTCAAAATGAGTTGGGGTGTTGTATGTCTCACCTCAAGGCCATCAAAACTTTTTATGAAGAGACTGATGATGAGTATTGTTTGATTCTTGAAGATGATGTAAATTTTGATATTGTAAAGTATTGGAATTTCACTTGGACTGATTTCTTCTCACTTGTTCCATATGATTGGGATTGTCTTCAACTTACAACAATTTGTACTGGTGATATTCACGTTAAACTACATTTGAAGTTTATTAATGATTTCTCTGCTGCAATTTATTTGATCAGTAGACATCATGCAGCAAAGATAATGAGACATCATATTCGGGGTAATAAGTTCAAGTTAGATAACGGTGTTAAACCTAGAGCTGTTTCTGAAGATACTATCCTTGAAACAGGGAAGACTTATACGATACCTTTATTCCTTTACAATTTGGATATGGGATCCACCATTCATCAAGAACATTTGAGCATCTTTCATAAAGGCCCACATGATGCTCTGTTAAATTATTGGCAGCAGTCTGGTGCAGATGTTGATATTAAAGATTACATGAACTATGATCCTTATCTGGGTCGGATAACCGAAAATTCTGCCGCAAAATCCTCATCAGAGAGTTGACAGAAGTTATACCCCTTGTTATAATGAATAAGTTCTAAACTAAATAAATGACTGTAACAACAGAAGACGGCAATAGACAAAATCTATTTGCTCTCGAACCTAAAATGTACATTACGGAGAAAGACATGACACAACACGAAACAGAAACTTATGCAGAACGTGCTGAGAAATTAAATGGAAGATTGGCAATGTTAGGCT